AATAACAATTAACATAGAGATCGGTGGTCCGATAGGTATATGCCACTTTGGTGATCCTCATGTTGATGATGATGGTACAGATATAGCAAGTATATATAAACTATGTAACTTGATTAATAGAACAGAGGGGATGTTTGCAGGGAATCTTGGTGATGTACAGAATAATTGGGTAGGAAGATTATCGTTTTTATATGGACAGCAGTCAATGTCAGCTAAAGAATCATGGAGATTAACAGAACATTTTATTAATTCAGTACCATGGCTATATCTAATAGCAGGGAATCATGATGTATGGACAGGTGAAGGTGATCCTCTTGATTTTATAATGAGAGATCATCAAGGACTATTTGAAAGATGGGGAGCAAGAATGAACCTTAAATTTCCAAATGGTAAAGAAGTAAGGATCAATGCCCGCCATATGTTTAAAGGTTTCTCTATGTGGAATACAGCACATGGTGTAGCTAAAGCAGCTCAGATGGGATGGAAAGATCACATACTAACTTGTGGTCATATCCATGTATCTGGATATCAAGTATTGAAAGACCCTGCAAGTGGACTTATAAGTCATGCTATACAGGTGGCTTCTTTTAAAATAATGGATGCTTATGCTGAAAAGATGGGACTAGATGATAGAAACATATTTAATTCACCAGTTACAATTATTGATCCACAATATGAAGATAACGATAATAGATTAGTTACAACAATATTTAATCCATATGAGGCGGCTGAATACCTTAATTTTAAAAGAGAACAATGGCGTGGCAAACATAAACAGTCAAAACGTAAACAAAGCTGAAGAAGCTTTACAATTATCCAATAAAGACCTTATTGCGTTTGGTAAGTTATTTTTACCAGACGATTTTAGACGGAGTGAGACTCCTTTCTTCCATTATGAAATGGCTGATGTAATAGATAATAGGTCAGTAAAGCAGGTAGCTATTATCATACCTCGTGGACATGGCAAAACTGTACTTACTAAAGCGTCAATAATTAAAGATTTTGTATTTTGTCCTAATGATAACTTTTTATTCTATGCTTGGGTGTCAGCTACCCAGAAGTTAAGTGTAGGTAATATGGACTATGTTAAGCATCATTTTGAGTTCAATGATAGAATAAAGTATTATTTTGGAGATTTAAAAGGTAAAAAATGGACAGAAGAAGATATAGAATTAAAAAATGGATGTAAGCTTATTAGTAAAAGCAATGTCGCAGGAATTAGAGGTGGAGCGAAATTGCATAAAAGATACGACCTCATTGTATTGGACGACTTTGAACATGAACAAAACACAATCACAAGGGAAGCAAGGGACAAAAATGCTAATCTGGTCACCGCTGTTGTTTATCCGGCTCTTGAACCCCATACTGGGAGGTTACGGGTTAACGGTACGCCTGTACATTATGATAGTTTTATCAATAATTTGCTCACGAATTACGCAAAAGCTCAAAAAGATAGTAAAGAATTTGCTTGGAAAGTCATCACATATAAAGCGATACTAGATGATGGAGCCCCATTATGGTCTTCATTCTTTGATTCAAAGAAATTAAAAGAGAAGAAAAAGTTCTATCAAGACTCTGGTCAGCCTCACAAATTCTTTCAGGAATATATGATGGAGGTAATGAGTGAGGAAGATGCAGTATGGACAAGGCAACATTTACAGTATTGGGATGGATACTATAAAAATGAAGATGGTATTAACTATATAGTGAAAGATGGAGGGGAAATACCAGTAAATACTTTTATAGGGTGCGATCCGGCTACGGATATAGATACAAAGCATGCTGACTTTAGTGTAATCATGGTAATAGCTATTGATGCAAATAATGAGCTATATGTATTAGAATATGAGAGACATAGGAGCATTCCAACAATAGGAAGTAAGAATCCTAGTGATGGAGAGATCATTGGCAAGAAGGGTGTAGTCGATTTTATACTGGAACTTCATCAAAAATACCAATGTATATCGTCTACGGTAGAAGATGTAGCTATGAATAGAAGTATATTTCAAGCCCTAAATGATGAAAGAAGAAGGCTAAATAGGTACGATATTAGCGTTATTCCAGAGAAACCGGGCGGAACTAACAAACGAAACCGCATTTATAGCGGACTTTCGGCACGTTTTAGTACCGGAACGGTGCATTTACGCAAAAATATGTTTGATTTAATTAACGAAATTCTTACTTTTGGCCCGAAAATGTCCCACGATGACACAATAGAGAGTCTTTATTATTCGCAAGTACACGCTTTCCCGCCTAATATGACTCAAGATGAAGACAAAAAAACGTGGTTTAAAAAGAAAAGAAAAGCAAGAAGTTGGGTGGTAGCCTAACTAAAAAGGAGTAAATATGCCGTTTATTACTAAAGATACCAGTAAGGCTAAAAAGAAAGTTGCCTATCGTGAAAAAGCTGTAGGCAAGGAAAAAACTAAAGGAGGCACATATCCTAAGTATAAAAAAGGGGGTAGAGCCGGTAAGAGTTTTGGAGCTGCTTTTAAAGCAAATTGCGCAGGTAAAGGTTCAGGGTCTACTTTCACATGGAATGGCCGTTCTTATAGTTGTGCAAAGGCTGGTGACAAAAAGAAAAAACCAGCAGCGAAAGCAGCGCCTAAAGCAGCGCCTAAAGCAGCAAATAAAACAGCCTTGAAAGCTAAATTAGCTTCTCAGCGTAAGAAACAATCAGCAGCTGAAAAAAGAATGCACGAAGCCGAAAAAAGAGTAGGAAGAAAGAAAAAGAAACCTAGTTGGTGGTCAACCACTGGGAAAGCTCGATGGAAGAGGCTTACAAGTAAATAACAACCGGGCCTAATTGGCTCATAAAAAGGAGAGAATAATGGGGAAGAGCGTAAAGCTGCCTATATCAGTATTTGCGCTGATAGTAATACAGGCTATCGGGGTAATATTGTATGTGAGCAGATTAGATACAATGGTAATGTCATTGCATGAAGAAGTTAAAATAATGGGTGATTATATTCTAGATATACAAGTAGGCGAAAATGAGTATAGAGAATATGATGACGGTAAGTTATTCAGCGAGATAGATAATCTCAAAGTTCGTGTAGAAGATATTGAACTTTCATATCCTGTTTATGTAGAGGAGTAATAGATGCCTAAGTTTGGAAGAAGATCAAGAGAAAGACTCAAAGGGGTCGATTCTAGACTTGTTAATATCCTTAATGAGCTTGTAAAGATAATGGACGTTACTATTATTGAAGGTTTAAGGACTAAAGAACGTCAAGAAGAGTTAGTAGCTCAAGGTAAATCTCAAACTAAATTCTCAAAACATATTGAAGGCAGGGCTGTCGATCTGGCTCCTTATCCGGTAGATTGGGAAGATCGTGAGAGATTTCATTATATGGGTGGAATGATTCGTGGGATAGGAAAGCAAATGGGCGTAAATGTTCGATGGGGTGGTGACTGGGACTCAGATGGTGAGATAAAGGATAACAAGTTTGACGATTTAGTCCATGTAGAGATAAAAGGGACAACTCAATAATGATTATAATAGTCCCTAGAGTACGATACTTCCACCAAACAACATCATGTAGATATATGGTGTTCTATGGCTAGAACAAGTAAAAAGAGCAAAGCTCAAGTAAATAAGCAACTCTGGGAAAGAGCAAATAACAGCCATCGTCAAAGATGGCAAAGTTTGTCTCAAAAAGGTTACGATTTTTACCTAAATGAGCAACTATCTAAGGATGAGAAAGACCAGTTAGAAGAATCTGGTATGCCTACGTTTACTATCAATAGGGTAACTCCTATTATAGAAATAATGAAATACTTCGTAACTGCTAATAATCCTAAGTGGAAAGCAGTTGGAGCAACCGGAGATGATGTAGATATAGCCCAAGTACACTCTGATATAGCTGATTACTGTTGGTATCTATCTAATGGTAAGTCTCTTTATAGTCAAATTTCCTTAGATGCATTAACTAAAGGTATTGGATATTTCTTAGTAGATGTAGACAAAGATGCAGATCGTGGTATGGGAGAAGTAAGGTTTAGCCGTATAGACCCGTATGATGTATTTGTAGACCCATCTAGTAGAGATTTCTTGTTTAGAGATGCTACTTTTGTTATGGTGAGAAAAAATATATCTAGGTCTAGACTTATTAATATGTTGCCAGAACATGAAGCTAGAATAAGAAAAGTATCGAGAGGGACAGATGTTATATCAATGTCTGAAAGAGATGTAGACTTATCTGAATCAGTACAACCTGAAGATATCACAATGGGTATTAATCTAGATGCGGAAGATGATGATATTATCCCATACTATGAAGTGTATTCTAAAAAGAAGTTCCCTTACAGGAATGTCTATATTAGAATAAAGCCGACT